GGAAACTCTATCTTCTGGGGAAGTTAAAACAAAAACTCCAAAGAATGTAAAATTGGAGACGCAATCTTCTGGTGATGCAAAGGTGAAAACAACTAAATCTGTCAAGTTGGAAACATCATCTTCAGGTGAACCCAAGTGTCGAACTCAAAAAAATATAAAACTTGAAACTTCTCTAAAATTTGAAACTGATTATCCAGTTGGTATGAAAGCAGTTACGAATATTCTTGATGAATGCGGGGAAGGCGAGTTATTAGAAGAGGAGTATGATCACATTATGCGTCTTCATGCATATGATGAACAATATAAATCAAGAGAATTTCAAGGGAGTGTGGATCCAGCCGCACAATCCATTATGGATACTGTATTTGCTAATAATTCTTATTTGATGCATACAAAACGTGTCATTGATGGAGAAGAAAGATACTTTGGTTTTGGTACAGCATTGGCTGTACGTGGATCTACATTTTTGTTCCCATATCATTTTGTTGCCTATATGCGAGATATTTTGAAATTACCTGATGATCATCTTATACATTTAACATCAGTTCAGGAGAAACACTCTGCTTCTTTGACAGTTGGATATGTTTTGCGAAATTTCATAAGACTCAAGAAGGGAGATTGGGAAGCTGACGCTGTAATTGTGCCATTGGATCCGGTAGTTAATAAAACTCGAGTATCATGTAAAGATATTGTCAAACATTTCATGACTATTGAAGATCAAGCAAAAATGACACCAAATGACAAGTATCAAGCAAAATTGTTGGTGATGCACACGGTAGCTGTTAAAAAAGAACGCTATTTGGCTCCTATTCATATTCCAATTACAGATGCAACCCCTTATTTGGATGAGTCCAATCCCCAATATTGTTTTGAAGAACCAATTCCATCAGATTTACCTAAGCGTGAAATTTTGAAATTTAGGCAATATTGGACATATTTGGCTGGGACAGATAATGCATACTGTGGAGCTCCTTTAATTATATTCAATTCTGGAGTTGCCAAGAAAATTGCTGGCATACATTGCATGGGAAATGCTGCGATGAAAGGTTGGTCCTGTGTTGTTACACAAAATATGTTGCTGGATAGTTTGGCCAAAGTTAGTCAACGCTATCAATGTCAATTAGAACTCCCGGATATGGTCAATAGGAATGAAAATTCTGATGTTCCATTAAATGCAAATTTACATATTTTTGGAGATCTTGATGTGGGAGTATCATCTGGTGGTAATACAAAAATAACAGAATCAGTGTTGCATGATGTATATAAAGAACATATCACATTGCCAACCCAAATGAGACCTTTGAATGGTATTAATCCAATGGAAATAGGTTTGCGAAAGTTTGGTAAACAGACTCCTTATGTAAACCCAAAATTAATTAAAACATGCGTTTTTGATGTATTTGAAAATTTCAAAACAAATGAAGAACAAGATCGTAGATTTAAACGCGTGTTGACAAATGAAGAAAGTGTTGTGGGTGTTGATGGAGAGCAATTTTTGGCACCAATAAATCGGAAAACATCATTGGGATTTCCATATAATGTGATGTGGAAAGGATCAGAAGGGAAGAAAAACGCTTTTGGTTTTGATGAATATACATTGGATACCCCTCAAGCAAAACGTATATTTGCGGATGTTGATCAACTCATTGCGGATTGTCAGAAGGGAATTCAGGCGAATGTGTATTGGACGGATACATTGAAAGATGAACGACGACCAATTGCTAAAGTGTTATCAGGAAAAACACGAGTTTTTACAGCTGGTCCAGTCCATTTGACATTAGCAATTCGTAAGTATTTCTTAGGATTTGCTGCACATATTATGGAAGGAAGAAATGCCAACGATGTGAGTGTGGGTACAAATGTGTTCTCTACAGATGTTGAAGAAATAGTTCGGAAATTGTTTTCAAAAGGCAGATGGACAGATGCGGAAGGAAAGAAACATTGTAATGTTATAGCAGGAGATTACGAAAATTTCGATGGTTCGTTACTGTCACAGGTTTTGGGCAATCTTGGATGCTATTAATGATTGGTATGATGATGGAGAAGAGAATACCACTATTCGGTACACATTGTGGACCCATATTGTGAATGCTGTTCATTTGTGTGGGAAAACGGTGTGGCAAGCTAATCATTCACAACCATCAGGATGCCCTCTAACGGCTGTATTGAATTCAATATACGGTGCTGTTATTGTGCGAATGGGATATTTGGAATGTGCAA